AGTTGCACCACCTAGATCTGGGAAACCAGCCAGATCCTCTACCTAGTGTAGAGTCTTTCCCTGTGTTTTTATCCACAGCAATCGCTTGCTATGGCTTTGGCCCCCATAGGAGACCTGGTCTCGATAAGCCTACGGTAGCACTGAGTGCTACTGTTTCACTTTAAGTTGTGAATGTAGACTATCTTACGCTAAGTAGGTGCGGAATCTACAGAGGATATGTAGTAGTGAAATACTACCTCTTCTAAGAGTCCAACCTTTCGAAGGGTGGGAGTGGCAACCTTGCTCTGGTTGTGAGGGTGCATAAGCGCATACTCACGACTAACCTAGGCCAATACTTTCACGATAGAAAGATCGCCTCTGAGAGCCGGGAGTAATGGCTCATCCTCACTGAACCCCAAAGCTTACATTGTAAGTTCTAAGGATTAGTAGTAGTTACGTCGGCGTTTGAGTGGGGCTCTTTTACAAGCGACCAGACAAATCTAAAATGGTAGTTTCCTACCACCTTAACGACGTTATGACTAATTATAGAAATAATAAATACGCGCAGCATCATGTACTGATGCGGTACGCTGCGTCTATTACTCCGATAAACCAAAGAAATCTAGCATCACTGTTTTCAACTTATACTATTCTCCAAAATAATCCTTTCTTCGCTATCCCATTCTATATTGGCACTTCTGCTCTTATCGGTTTGCGTAATACTTTTGAAAGTATATCCCGCTATGCGACAAAAGCTGTACCTCCACAACCAGCTAAGGTCGTAGTAGAGGAGGGTAACGCGAGTCCGGATCAAAATATAATAGGAGAACAGATACCTTCATCTCCAACCGTGCCAGTAGCTGATTCTGCTATTGACCCTGTCGTTGATGAAGTGTTTATTCCAGTTTCGGATCATGAGTGGGCATCTTATTCTGACCACACAAGAAAAGTAGCCCTTCTCGCCTTCAAGACGAGAGAGCGTATACCTTCCGGTTTCTTATCGAAGCCTGATTTCAGTAAAAGATTCGCTGAGGTTGAAGAGATATTATCTCAACTCCGACATGAAGAGCCCGGCATAATGTCTGCCGAAAACAGTGACATGGTTACTATTAAACATGTCCCTGTCTCTAAGCACTTAGCCGAAAACCATGATTACGTTGTGGAAGATCCAAACGCACCTGGAACCCCATTGTATCTTGATCAGGACGAGTATACTCGATTAGTAAATGCGAGCATCTCGAATAAGAAAAGGAGATTAAGAGTCTTGCTCTATCCTGGAAAATCGCCTAATCAAAAATTCCCCCCACGTAACAGTCGGTCCTATAGAACGTCATGGATCTCCAAGAAATACAAGGAGGTCCAGCCGTTTATTAGTACTGACTTATTTTCGTGGGCGGCGTTTATTAATCCTGCGATCGCCTCTCAAGACAAGCTTTTCTCAACCCCACCGAAAGCCGAAGTTCTAGCTCCACGTCACCTTATTTCTAAGGCGACTGGTTCTATTGTTCGGTATTTCTGTGTGCTTCAGAGTGTTTGCCTTATTCATAAATTCCCTGCTGAGATTTCTTGGTGTTTAGTCACTATCGGACTTGTGTTTCTGTCCGAGTGGTACTACACGTCATTAGCTCATGCATGTAATTTGTTTAAGGAAGCCCGTAGACTTACCCAGAAGTACCTGGCTGGTACCCCTGAGTTTAAGTCTGTGAAAGTTATGCTCTCGATCGATAAGCATGGATTACCTAAACTAATCCCCTCGTATATACGATTACTCGTCATGCAAGGTGATGAATTGGCAATTAGTGCGGTTTTATTCGCTCTTGATACACCAAAGATGTTCGTGTATTTGGGAGCTGACAAAACTTCGACCATCACAGAACCTTCAACAGCCCTACCTTCGCTAGTTGAACGCTTATCCAAAGATAGTAATATCATTACTGACATACTACTCTCTGCATATTCTGTTCCAAAAGATAATAGCGTTATTCCCAATAAATGGGCTGCGCCATCTAACCCAAACCAACCTCAACGGTTAGGTAAGTTTACTTACTTCTTTAGCAACAAAGTTGGTCCTAATGGGCATGCCCTCTTAGGATCAATGTTTGATGCACTAGCACTCTTAAGCTCGCCTGCGCTTCCCTATATCAAAGAATATTGTGAGCTTGTTTTTGCTCCAAAATTTTATGATAATATTTTAAAATTAGGGAATATTGCTGGTGAGTTCAAGAGTTTCGTAGTTGATATCCTCTCTAGTGATATCCCTGGCGATCTTGCCGGGGAACCTCTCGCCACTCGGCGGAAGGAACTAGAGACTTCCGGAGATAAATTCCGTCAATCTTTCGATGATATCAATCTAGAGAAGGCCTTACATCCTCAAGAAGGACGGATTGGGCGTGTAGTGACGAGTCATGGTAAAGTTAGACTTATTGCAATACCTACTTACTTTTTGCAGGTAATGTTTAAGCCTATCCACGATCTTATATTCGGTATACTCCGGGTCCTTCCAACTGATTCGACTTTCGATCAGCAGGCCGGGCTTCGGAGGATACAAGATATAGGCGGTTTACGCCTACGCTCCTTTGATCTTTCTGCTGCCACCGATCGTGTGCCGTTACTTATACAGATTCCTGTATTAGCGGTCTTATTCACGATTCATGGGTACAGTAAATCTCAGTCGCGTAAGATATCCAATGTCTGGGGTAAGATCATTCAAACGATCCCATTCTTCCTAAGTAAACGTAATAGTAGAACAGGATTGATTGGCCGTTACCTCAAATATGGATGTGGGCATCCTATGGGGACTTATTCCTCATGGGCTGCCTTTACGATTACTCATCACTTACTCGTCCAGATGTGTGCGTACCTTGTTCTTATGTTTGGTGAACAAGCTATTCATAATCTGTTCGGTACCCAATCTATCGACTCAGTGACGAAGGTTCAATATCAAGAATCGTGTAAAACACACGACTCTTGTTTCTCTAAGTTATGGTACGTATCGTACCAGATGCTTGGAGATGATATTGTCTTCTTTGCTAATTCGAAGTTTGAGTTAGATGTTTCGAACCTTTATCTGGTCCTTATGCAGTACATTGGCGTGGAGATCCACCCTCTCAAAGGGTTTGACTCCTCGAATGCCTCGTTCGAATTTTGTAAAGAATTCGTCCGGGGCGGTCGGCTTCTTACAGTATTTAAGTGGGGGGAGTGGGCGACGGCTTACGAACCAAAACAATTCGTAAACGCTGTCCTCTCCTCCATGCTTAAAGGTGTAGGCGTAGCAGATTCGGACGTCCTAGTCCAATCTGCTATCAACCTACTCCCGTACTGTATGAAGACAAAGATGAAGTATTTGGCGTTAGCTTTCTCTCCTATTGAAGTTCGATTGAATGAACCCTCTAGGGAGATAACTTACTTGTCGTACCTGATAGTGAGTCTAATTACTTATACTCATCAGGTGGAGTTACCGCGCTGGGTGTCATACTGCATGGGAGCAGCACAACTTCCAGATTCAGTTCCTCCATGCAAGACTAATTTGGTGTTCCCAAGGTATTTCAAAACCTTAGTAGACCTTCTCAGTCTGATTACGACAGATTTGTCACCAAAGGTGTTCCATCTCTGTACCCACCTGTATTCACAGGTGGTGACCGCCATTTCAGGCTATGTAATTAAGAGGCTTGACCTTAAGGGTTCCCCTGTAATGGGTGTACTCCAAGGCTTCCTCTTACAGTTTTTGAAAACAAAAGCTGTGTTCACTGTCTTCTTCCTCCACTCCCCCGTGGTCTGGGTCCTTGATAATCATAGACCTGATAACGAACCTTCGAAGCGCTTCAAAGGTGATGTGATCAGTTATGACCTCTTGGAGACAGATCCCGAGGTTGCTTTGGCGATAGAAGCTGATATTACGTCGTCTGATCCAACACCGTTGGTCAAATCGTGTAACCAGTCTTATCGTTCAGCAATGAACGCTTTTATTCTAGCAGCAAACTTTGTGCTACTCTATACAACTAGGTACGCTTCCGTCCATGGACTTACTATGGGTGATTTCACTGCGCTATGCGCGCCGTATGATCTCATGAGTAAGCTCAATGGTCTAAGAGCGGCCCTTGTCACTTCTATAGAATTAAGGATTTCTCAAGCAAGGGATCGTGTCTACACCTGGAGTATTTCATCTCCTGGTGTCGATACGATCACTGATGGTAGTGTTCCGCTCAATACACTAGAGCAGATCTTCCCAGTTCCTGAGAAATGTCCCGTCAGTGATACGCCTTCAATATTCCCGATCAAAGTAGACCTTCCCGAAAGGGATCCGTGGGGTATCCCGCGGAAATCGGTTAACTTTGACCTTGAATATGAGGCTCGGCAGGCTATACGTAATCATGATTTACAAAAGATTACTATATACTCTGCTTACGCTACTGAAGGGAGCCCTTATGCATCTACACCACCGCTGAGTCCAATCGAGTTACCTCGTATAGAGGATGACCCTGATTTGGAGGAGGCGGGATATATTTTCTAATGCCACTATAGGGATCTTAGTTGATTTTGACCCCACACGTCGAGCTAAATTATCTCGGTTTATGTGTGGTTAAGGTTGATTGAGGAAATATAGTGCCATTACGTGGCAAGCGGGAGACAAACCTTCCC